GTGTGTTTCGTTCACACCATAGAACTCGTCTACCGATTTCTCGCGATGGTGCGATACGGCTGCATAAAGATAATTGTCAACTTCCGACAATGCGAACTTAGGATATATCTTATAGTTACCAAGTCCGTAAGACCAACGCCCCACAGCTATATGGCGGAAGTCGCTGTAACTAATCTGTTCGTAGGCAATATCCTGCCGAGTGGTAGCAAGACGGCAGTGCTTGTTCTCTAAAGGCTCTATACCAGCAACAGGCATCATACCTAAACGCTTGCCACGTGCAAAGCGGAACTTGCAGAAGAAGTCTCCGAAGTAATAGAAGTTCTTTATATTCGTCTTGGCAAACTCCTGCGCAGTAGTCTCCATACCTCGCTCCTGCCAAGTGTTCAGCCATTCGTCCCACGCAGGTAGTGCAGTGTACTCACGCTTCATCTTTCCACCTTCCACAGTCTGCATATAGGCACATGGACCATTACCATACAGCATCTTAATCTCCTTGCTGTATAAGCGAGGCAACAAGCGGTTCTGTTTAATCTCTGTCGTTACTTCATCGCAGAGATTGTTTTTCACACCACGCATACACACCTGATAACCATTAACACTAAGCCACTGGTGTTCGTGAAGATACGACCTATTCTCCTGTGGCATAAGCATACCAGCAGTGTTGAATAGCTGTTGTCCCTCTCCAATCTGAAAGGAAAGCACATTGCCATCTGCAATATAATTACCAGCATTGCCGTATAACTCTATTCTATCGTTCATAACCAATTTATCTTGTGAAGTTTATATCCATCGTTAGGAAAACCCATATATCTAATAAGAATACGATAACACATCTTAGGATTGCCGTCTTCGTCCTCGAAAAGGAAATAATTCTCTGCATCAACCGAAAATCTATCCTGTGGTAGCTGAGTCCTATACTTGCAGTGCTTCTTCACCGTCAAGGTGTCTCCAGCCATACCCTGCGACCTCGAATAAGGAAAGAAGCAGAGCGTGAAGTCCCCTTCAGGTAGCTTGCTTATCTCCCTTGCCCACTGCATCGCATTGATGCCGTCTATTTCTATAGGTTTCTCCCTTGCCCACTGCATTGCATTGATGCCGTCTATTTCGATAGGTTTCTCCATTACTTGCGAAATTACTTATATTTTGTACAGGAACAAAGGACGACCAACTCCCCTCCTGTCATATTTCCAGCCTTTTCGAGGTCTGCACCGCATTATCAAAAATCAGCGGTGCGTCCTGATTTGCGTCGTTTGGACATTTTATTTTTTTTATTCTTAAAGTGTAAGTTATTGATTTTCAGTAAACTGTTATTTCTACCTATGTAAATAGTCCACATTATTGCCTTATTTTGGACGTTTTTTATACTCGTTTTTGGACTTTATAGGGACTTATATTGCTATATTTTCGGGTAAATCGTCCGGATAACTGCTTAGTTCTTTCTTTATAAGGTCAGAATAAAGACCATATAAAAGGTAAATCATTGCACTTGGAAGCTGTGTTGTCAGTCCTGGACGACGTTTTAATTCTGTTTTCTTCTCACTTGATTTATCAAGCTCGATTTTGCCGTTCGTTTTCTTCAGCGGACTGATAAGAATTGCACTGCAAAGGTTCTGACATTCATTCTCATCGATACGCACCTTAGGAAGCAAGGGAAGTTTTTCGGCAAAGAGCAACTGGCACAGGCGGAACTGCTGCCAGTGGTAAATAGTAGGTGCGCCATCGTTATAGAGAAAAACAGAAAAGCCATAACTCTCCAAGGCTGCCTTCATTGTCAGCGAGTCGGTCGTTATTTGCTCCAATTCTTCCCTTGTTTTGTTTCCTGCACGGTCGGGGTAGAGGTGTATAACCTTGTTCACTGCGTCGTTGCCAAAGAACGAATACACCTGTTGTGCAAGGTTCTGCTGGTCGTCGGGTATATATGCCCAAAATTCCTTAATAATATCGAAGCGACTGCCGTACTCCTTTTTTTGTCCGACGATAAGCGATTGAAAATTACCAGGGTCGTAACCTATGTACAGAGGTTCGCGCTTATCGTAGTGACGAAGATAGCGCGCAGTGAGCGTGAAGTGGTCTTTAAGGTTCTGCTTCAATATTTGGTCGTAGATGTAACTATCTTTGAATTGGTGTCGCTCGTGGTCGTAGCTTGTAAAGAACTTGTTGGTTACCTCCTTGTGGCGAATGGCACAGATGGCGGTGAGGAATTCGTCCATATCGAGGGTATCGAGCTGCGTCTTGAAGAACTTCGGTCCGAGAATATCCTTGTTACAGAACGAAGATGCTCGTATATAATAGATGGCATTGCGTCGCATATCGGCAATACGTGGTTTCCATCGGGCGATAAAGGCATTGAGTTTTTGGTTTTCCAAACGTATCTTCTCTATTGTTACTGGATTCTTGGTATTGCGCAATTCTTGCTGGAGCATGAACTGCTTGTACAGTGTTTGGTTGATGGCAAGCGACACAGAAGCTATCTCCTCGATGAGCCTTGTGTCCATCTTGTTTTCGTAGTCCTCGAACCAATCATCTTCACCAAGGTCTACACGTGCAGTGTCACTCACACCAGTAACACCTTCGTAGTAGGCTGACTTGCGAATTTCGGCAGAACCACCACGAAGTGAAGGAAAGAGTCGCGACTTTAGTTTCTCTCCGCTGTTGTGTTTCATTTCCTCGACGAATGCATGCACGGCATTTCGACCGGCAACACTCTCGGGCTGGTCGGAAGACACCAGCTGCAGGTGTGCTCCGTTACGGAAGATGACTGAGTGCTTTGCATAGGCTATCGGATAACGTGGCTGACGAAAGTGTGAAGGCAGCTTTGCCTCCCCCACAACATAATCAATGCCATATTCAAGCATGGCTCGCTGCTTGCCATTTACGATTACAGGACGTGAGAACGATGCCTGAATGTTTGGCCATACGTTGGTCATCAGTGCCACGTATGTTTTGTGAACAAGGAATGATAGTTCGCCTGGCATATCGTTTGTCACACGAATAAGCCGTGGAACTATGACACCTTCGGTCTTACCCGTGGCACGCGCCCATTCAGCATAAAGCATATTGGGGTCGATGATATTGGCAAGCAGCTGCACACGGTTCATGTAATAGTGCTCGAAGCTGAGCACGCTGTTTTCATTTATAGCTTTTTCAGTCATTCGGAATTTCCTCCATTATTTCTGCATCTTGAATATCGGCATCTCGCAGCAGGCGTTTCTTTTCTTTTGTTTCTATGGGCAATGAGTCGATAAGCGCAACATAGAAGCCTTCATTATGCTTGGCTGCAATTTCCTTCAGATTCTTCTTTGAGAAACCGAGTTCCTCGGGTGTCAATTCAGGTGTTATCAAGAATTGAACTCCCAAATCCCTGTCTGCTTCAGCAATTTCAGAAGCTCTGCGACGGCATTCCAATGCAGCATCATAGCAGTTTTTCATACCTTTGTAATCGCCAGTAGAACCACACAGTTTGGCAAGGTCTTCATATTTGTTGGCAAAATTGCTTTCCCAAACTTTAATGGGGACGTTGCAATCAACCTGAAAATAGTTGATTGCCTGATAAATCCTCTCCATACAGGTGCGCTCTTCTATTTTGATACGCTGCTCGGCATTGATACGTAGCTTTAGTTTTTGAGCTGCCCTTGTAATGTTACGTTCATATTCGAAAATCTCCGCAGACCATTGCAATTGCTGCAGGAATAATCTCACGTCTTGCGGAATACCCTCACATTCTCCACCTGTCAAGAATGCGGATATAAGGTCTGGGTGAATGGAATCTAATTTCTCGATTTGACTTTTCATATACCAAATAAATTCATGCGCAGGTCTTTCTCTTCACGTTCGTTCTTACGTTCTTCCAGCAGAGTTATAGCATCTATCTCTCCTTTCTCTGCCTTCTTAGCGAGTTCTGCGTCAATATTATATTCACCAAGCGCACGTCCTTGATGATAGGCTTCGCAATAAACATCGCCAGGCGTGTTTATGCGATACAACAAGGTCGTGCGCTTGGATCCTTTCAGACCGAGCAACCTGCAGATACGTTCGGGCGTATAACTCAACGCTCCGAACGTTCTTACTTGATTTATATACTCATCTGACAGTACTTCTTTTTTGATTAATTCTGACATAGAATAATCTTTTTGGTTTCATCTTCAGAAAGAACAGCCCCGTCTCTTTCCAACAGTACTGGCTGCTGTGGAAACATTGCCATGAATCTGCGTACAGTTGCAGCAACGTATTTCGGGTCTATCTCCATGCCATAGCCTATACGATCCGTTTGCTGGCAAGCCATAATGGTGGAACCTGAACCAGAGAACAAGTCCACAACGACATCACCGTTCTTTGTACTATTTGTTATCGGATATGCCATAAGGGCTATAGGTTTCATGGTAGGGTGCAGTCTGTTGGCTTTTGGCTTGTCGAAATTCCATACCGTTGTCTGCTTCCTGTCAGCGTTCCAAAAATGGGCAGCACCTGTTTTCCAGCCATACAGGCAAGGCTCATGCTTCCACTGGTAGTCCTGACGCCCCATGACGAATGTATCCTTCACCCAAATACAGCACTGGGCGATTTTGAAACCTGCTTCTCGTATGGCGCGACGGAAATTCTCGCCTTCAGAGTCAGCATGGAAAACATAGAAAGAACCTCCAGGCTTCACAATGGAAAACATCACATTGAAGACTGATTGCAAAAAGCGAAGGAACAAATCATTTTCCATTGAGTCATTCTGAATGGTGAGTTTACTTTCTCCTCCACCTTCATAATTAACATTGTATGGAGGGTCGGTAAGTATCATGTCAGCCATTCTGCCATTCATCAGGGCGATGACATCTTTCTTTGCACGGCAATCTCCGCACATCAACCTGTTGTGTCCCAATCGGAATATATCTCCAGGACGGGCAAATAACTCTCCTTCGTCATCTTGCGGAGCAATATCAACAGTATCCTCCTGTATATCCGCAATTTCAGCATCGGAAGAGAATAGCTTTTCTCCACCTATAGAGAAATCGGTCTGCTTTACCTCGTATCCGAGGTTAAACTTAGCAAGTTCATCTCCATTGATGTTGTATTTTGTGAAAAGCAGCGTATCCGGATTCTTTTCGGCAAATTCGGAGTTATAGGCAGCTATCTCTTCCACTGCCTCACGCTTGTTGGAAGCCTGAATTTCCTCGTATGGAATTTCAGGAATGCGGAAGCCGTAGGAACGAAGTCGGAGCAGAGCCTTCCGACGCTGATGGGCATCAATGATCCACAACTTGCCGTCGGGGTCTTTCCATACTTTGAATGAATACTTGAAGCCACGTGTGATGATAAGCATCTGCAACTTCGATAATTTGTCTTCGTCTGGCTTTTTAAAGTCTTCTTGAAGTTCGATAAAAGAGTCCAGCGGGGCAGTAGGAAGATTGCCCAAATTAAAAACTTTTATACTATTTTCCATTGTTATTATTTGTTTTGTTGCTCAAGAACCATCTTAAATAGTTTTTCACGCTCCCGATGCCGTTCGAGGTTCTTGAGGTCATCAGCACGGCGGTTCTTGCGGTCGGTGCGTTTTATGTATGAGCGGTAACGCTTGATGTTGTCAAGTACGTTCTTGTGCTGGCGCAGGAACTCGGCAGGGTCGGCTTTGAGTAGTTTCATGAGTTCTGCTATCTCTGAGCGTCCGAAGAGCAGTGGGTGCTTGCAGAGGAACTTGCCCGTGTCGTTAAACGATTGCAGCTCGGCAAATGCCTGAAGATTACGTATGCGCAATTCTGCCATATCAGCTACTGCCTGCGCATTACGCTCTTTCTCCAGCAGTTCGTCGAGCTGCTTCATCTTGCGATAAGTGTTGATGCGGTCGTTATAGAGAACTGTTGCCATCTGCACGTCCGCATCAGCAAGGTTTTCCCAGTCTATTTTCGGGTACTCTTCTTCTTTTTTTTTGGAGTAGCAGGCTTCTTTGGTTGATTGCCTTTTCCTTCTTCGGAAGAGTTATCCACAGAGTTATCCACATTATCGGTTTCTGCACCGGTATCCTCTGATGGGGTGTCATTACCTTCACCATCTGTTGGATTCTCACTACCAGTATCCTCTGATGGGGTGTCGTTATTTTCACCATCTATTGGGTTCTCAGTACCAGTGCCCTCTAATGGCGTACCGTTACCTTCACCTCCTGAATTGTTATCAGTGTCTTTATTTTCTGTAGCAAAGAATTCGCGACGATTTCGCACGATTTCGTCGTGTTCACAAACGTTGAGCAATGCAAACAGAATATCTTCTGAATTCTTCTCGGGTGCATGGTCGAATCGTACAAAGTCGGTGCTTTGTGGATTCTTCTCGTGCAGCAATGCGAGGTCGGCTTCTACAGCCTGCGGATTAACAAGCTGGTTGAAGTGAATAAGCTTTTCTCTTGTACTATACATGGTTTCTTATTTTAAGTGAAGAGAGCAGAAAAACAGACCGCCGTCCTTCTGCTCTCTGTAGCGTGTTATACTCCTGTACGAGAGACTTCGACAAGTGTCGTTGTATCAAGAACACGGAGCGTAATAGATGCACCTTCCTTTGCTGTCCATGTGGCACCGTCTTCGAGAACGAAGGTTGAGCCGTCGGCAATAGTGGCAGGCTTATCGGTACCAGCACCGATAAGGGTAATGTATCGTCCCTTGTCCGCCTTGGTAAGACCCGATACGCTTGCAATGGCTGCTGCGCCTGTTGTACCATTGGCGATTTTGTAGGTATTGGCATTTGCCTTAATGGTAATGCTTGTAGCTCCAGCAGCCACTTCTCCAGCATCCACTACGGCAGGATTACCAGTATAGAGGAGTGGAAGGTCTACAGAATTACGCTTAAAGGTGAACGTTCCGTAACGACCGTCCTTATCGTCTTTGACCTCCGTATTGGCAAGGATAATAGGACGCTCGAGTTCACCAAGGATATACCAGTCGGAAGACTTAACGTGTTTGTAGAAAATAATGAACTTTCCACCACTGTACTCTTCTATGAAATTATACAAGTTCACACGGGCACCACCCATGATGAGAATGAAACTATTTTCACCAGAAGTAGTAATATCTCCCTTTTCTGTAGTTGCTGTGAAGGATGGTATATCATGCGCCTCGAAGTAATGCGGAATTTCGCCTGGTTTTAATGGTATAGGCGCAACCTCGCGGTGTGAATTGGGCTGTGGGAATGGCTTTGTGCGGTCTATTTGGTCAAGTGCCACAAGGTAAACGATGTAGGAAATGGCAGAACCATGCGTGTCACGGTCAGACACATCATCGATATTTCCTACTACAGCCATAGAGGCAAACGAAACAAAAGAGCCGGTAGCCCCGAGTAAAGAGTAATCGAGTAATGCTGCAAGGAGCATTGCGAAACCAAACACTGCAAATGTTACCATGAACATTCTGCGAGCTTGACGGTCGGCGTAATTGAAACCCTTGTTAGGGTTGTATGCACGGCATCTTTTCTGAATTTTTGTTCTTATCATTTCTTTCTTAAATTTTGCGGGGAGCAGTAGAACACTCCCCACGGTGAAACAATATCTATATATTAAAATGGATTCCTAATTAGCGACCTCCAGGAACGTTAGGTTGGAGTGCCTTGTTGATGGTACGTTTACCACCTACGCAGCGTTCCAACTCGCGGAAGTTACCATCGTTACCAAGAATCACCATAATGTAGTCGCCTACCTCTGAAGCATTAAATGCTGCAGTGAGATTAGCAAACTTACCACTCTTGGCAATCTTTGGAAGATGAGTCTTATCGCCACACTCAATGCAGTAAGCTACTCCAGCCTTTGCATTTTCGATGTCGGTGTAAGTTTCCTGTGTTGTTGCGCTTCCAGTAGTCAACCAGAAACCCTTGTTGGCATCCAACTTGTCGACGATGGTTGCTGCAAACAGGTTGATGAAAATCTGCTGCCACTCGTAGTTGTTGTCGTCCATGGCTTTCTTGGTGTCGAAGCGACGACCAGTGAACGATGCTGAACAACCTTCTTTCCAAGTGCTCCATGCACGAACTTGCTCCATCTGCTCCTGCATCTTCATTGAGAGCATCTCGCCAGGAACGAACTCAAGGAACTGAATGTTGCCTGGTTGATGCAGCATCATGAATGGAAGCTGACCGAGGTATGGCAACCAAATAATACGGACGGTAGTATCAGGAACAATATTGAGAGCTCCCATCGGACCAGAGAAGTCGGTATCCTTGCCATAAGTGGCACGTACATTCTTAATCCACCAAGCTTGGTGATTCTTGTTCAGATAGATGCAATGCTGGTCGAGATCCATATCTTCCGTGATAGATGCGCGTACGTCTGCAATGAATTCCTGTACTGCAGCAAGCATTGTAGCCTGCGCATATGAACGATACACATCGCTTGCATGTGGCTTGATGTCGTACTGATGCACATAACGCAGAAGCGTATAGAGAACACCAGTGCCAGCATTGTTGTAGCTGCCAGCTACACCCTGCTCTGGCTTAACATAGATACCACGCATACGACGTTTATTCTGCTCAACCTGTGCAGTGGTAAGGGTATTGAGCAACTGGTACTCTATCATCGTCCACTTGATTGGGTCTGAACCTTCCTTGTTGAGATAGCCGATATACTTGCGCTCGAGTTCCTTCATTGGTCCCCATTCCATTTTTATCATGGCATCGTCAACATAACCCATGTGGTTTTCAATCTTCATGCCACCCTTGAATACCTCACCAGACTGGTAAGCCTGTGAAACCTCATCGAAGAAAGCATTGAAAACGAGTCCACGGTCCTGATAGCCGTAAGCTACTGGGAAGAATTGAGTAAGGTCGCGCACCTGTAGAACACGTGCGATGAGGGCATCCTGACGGAGAACTACGAACTGATCGCCAAGTCCTGCATTGTCTACTCCATCGTAGTTTGTAGCGTAAGTACCCTTTGCAAGCGCAGCAGCATCAAGCATCTTGTTCTGCTGAAGGTACTGATAACGGTTCTTGAGCGACTTGGCATATTGGCAAGCTGCCTTATGGAAGGCAACACCGTCCACTTGTTCGTCAACTTCGGGCAAAGCTGCAGCAGCACGAGGATTTGCAGCTATCTTATTCCAACGACTATCCATAGAGAACATCGAGTGCTCTATTCCAAACAAATACGTTGGAGTGTTACCGAAACCATTGATACTAACTGGAGCGGAATTTACAGTCTGCTCAGGAACATCTGGTGCAGCTTTTTCCCCCAGTGCCTTAACATCGGCACGGAGTCCGTTAATGCCTGCGATGATGCTTTCAACCGAAGCATTGGCTTGCTGAGCTGGTTGCTTGCCATCTTCGTTATCTACGGTAGCTGCAGGAGCAGAACCAACAAGTACCTCGTGAATGGCATTGAGCGTCTTTTGGAACTCGGCAGTCTGCTCTGCCGTTTTCTTGGCAGCTTGTTCTGCTGCAAGGTCTTTGCTCAATTCTGTCTGATACTTCTTTTGGTATTCAGCTACCAACGAATTGAACTCCTCGTTGGAGAGGGTTTTGCTCTCGAACTTCTGATTAAGATTCAGAATTTTGAGAACTTGCATAAGTTTTTCTTTGAAGTTCATAAAACTAAGATAAAAAATTTAACATTATATATTGTATATGGCAGTCTTCATTTTTTTTGTATCTGCATACTCGTTTCCCATCGCAATAGCTTCTGAAATGGCTTCCACCATAGTCTTGCTGCCGTCAGCAAGACCGATTTCCACAGCCTGCGGAGTGAAGAATGTTTCTCCACGCAATACTGGCGCGTCATCAGGGAGGTCTGTGAGCTTACTCCGCTGAGAACGTACTGCAGAAAGAAATTGTTCATTCATAGGATTGAGTACGTCATTGACGTATTTCTCATCTTTGCCGTTATACAAATCTTCGAAGGTCTTATTCTTCAAGTCAGCGTTGGTCGCTTTCGCTTTTATGTGCTTGATACCAAGTTTCTCGTAATATCCCTCGAAATTATAAAAGCTACAAATGGTACCGATACAGCCCACGTAATCATTTGCAGTACGGGCATAAACACGTTGTCCATGACAACCGATGTAGTATCCTGCAGAACAACACGTCTGCTCATAATATGTGAGAATGGGTTTCTCGCAGCTACGCAGTGTTTCGCTCAGTCGGTCAAGATACCACGCCTCTCCACCTGGAGAATTGATATGCAGGAAATGGCAGGTGATCTGTGGATTGGCTTCCGCTGCCTGAAGGTCAGCTTCAAGTTGCTTGGAAGAGAAATACCAATAACTGTTAGCCATGACAGTACCCCAAACACGATGGTAAGCAATACTGCCTTCAGGAAGTTCTTCATTGTCGAACTCGTCTGTAAGTGTTACTCCAGGAATGTCATTTTCCTGTGTCAGCATCTTCTGCAGCTCCTGAAGGGCTGTATGAGTCTCGAATTGATACCATGTGTGGTCTTTCAGATAAGCAGCTATTTCGGTAGGTGTGAAACCGTAAGCTCCCTTCGGGTTCGAATTTTCGTCTATCTTACCATTGAGAGGAAAGGCAGCAAGCATGGCTTGACGATACCCATCAATGGTGATAAACAGTGGATACCCTGAAATTAAAAGGTTCTGTAATTCGTTCATCAAAATCTATTTTTGATGCGAATTTACTATATAATAAGGTGTACGCAAAAGACCTATAAAAAAGGGTCTGCAAGCATTTTGCACTTGATAACGAGGTTGGCAGAGTTCAGATTCGATGAAATTTGAACTCGTGCAGGAATATCCAATGTGCCTATCTCGTAAATTCTGCGATTGGAAGTTTTTATCTTCACAATAGCATTTCTCTCGATAGAGAAGAAGCGTTGAGCATTTCTGTTAGGTACTTCTATTACGAGTGTCTTGTCGCAATTCCAATAATTTCCGCTCTCGTTCTCAGAGAGTTGTGGGATATAAGAGAAAGTATCAGCTATGAATTCATATACTCTTGGTTGACTGCCTACTCCTGAATCAATAGGGCTGACTTCTATAAGATTTGAAAATTCTATCATAATTTGCTTTTTTAATTGACAAAAACGGCTATTCGATATGTGTTAAATGATATTAAACGGATATTCTTTTTTTATATTTCCTCTTCTTTTTCGGGTGCAAGAGGTTACGGAAGCGATAAAAGTTCTTTAATAATGCATCGGAAGAAATTGAAAATAAACGATATCTACGAATGAACTCAAAGATAACTTCACTGTTATTACGTTCCCTTCCAAACTCTTCGTTCTCCAGCAACACGCTGTGTAGCTCAAAATTGAACATTCTTCGAATCTGTTTCTCTATTTCCTTTGCTGCAGCAGGAGACAGATAATTATAATATGCAGGGTCTTTCCAGGCAATACCGTCTCCACCTTTCCGACATGGGAGGGAAATACGAAGATTGCCGTCAGTATTATCAGGTTGGTTGGCACGCTGCCTGGACATGTTCTCCCAAATACAGTGATAGAGGTCAGAAGTGTGTGGTATTTTTACCGTTCCACTTTTTTTATCCACACCGTATTTTCCGATAATGTACTCCGCAAGATAGGGCTCAATCTTGATAGTAGCATTTTTTTTAAAGGCTCTTTTTTCTTTATGCATTCTATTTTTGAAATTTTGTGTTCCTACCGTCCTACAATCCTACAAATTTTGTAGCTGTTTATGCAAAGTTACTCAAAACCAATTGATTATAGAAAATATTTCAATCATTTTTTTACTTATTTCACTCAGAAACACCAACCTATACCGTCCTACAAAGCCTTAAAAGTGCAATTTTGTAGGACGGTATAGTCAAAAAGGTGTTTCCTACAGAAAAAACCTATTTCCTACAACGTCCTACAATCCTACACCATTTCCTACATACATAATTACTTCAATATATTACTATAATTATTTGATATATAAATAGTTATAGTAAATAACGTTTGAAAAAGAAAATTAATTTGTAGGATTGTAGGATTGTAGGAAGGGTTTTTCTGAAAAATATTTTTCAAAAGCTGTGTTTTCCTTGCTTCATTGAAAATTTAGGGGGTTCGGGGGAAATTGCGCTTTTTCCGTTGGGATAGAATATGAAATGAGCCGTACCTATCTTCGCAGACTGGCACGGCTCTCGCCTAATAAAAAAACAACGTTTTTGGAGAAAATAATATCCTTTTTTATTTGGTAAAATCACTTTTTTTTCGTACCTTTACATCATTAAATTGGGGGGCATATATACTCTAAAAGAGTTATTTAGGAGTTTTATTTTTATATCACCCAATTTGATTATAAACACCTCCTTTTATAAAACATATCCAGTGTGTATTGGCACGCTTTCCTGATATATGTCCAAAAATCGGCTTAGCTGGTGTGAGGTTTAGTACCTCAGAAACTTTTATGTCTGTCTCATTCCATTTAAAGATGAGGAATCCATCTCGTTTGAGGACACGAAAACACTCTTTGAATCCAGCTGATAGGATTTCCTTCCAATCGCAGCCTAAATGTCCGTACTTTGTCATTTGCCAACCCTTCAACTCTTTAGAACTCCCTGTGTATTTCAGGTGCGGAGGGTCGAATACCACCATGGAGAAACTCTCGTCAGGATATGGCATGTTCGTGAAGTCCGCTTGAATATCGGGCTTTATCTCAAAATGCCTTCCATCGCATAGCGTAGTTTCAAGACTTCTTATATCTTGAAATAAGACACGTTCGTCATTCTTGTCGAAATAGAACATCTTGCCACCACAGCAGGCATCAAGGATGAGTGCTTTATCTTTATCCTTATTCATACTTTATTATTTTTATCATAAAAATCAATAGCTTTGAAAATCTCAAATACCACTTGTGGCACCCACGCATTTCCTAAGGCTTCGATACTTTTGCTTCGCCATTTTGCGAGAGAAAGGGTAAGGTTAGCCACTTTAAAGGGTAACCCATCATCTCTGTTACATACAGGGGATTGAGTCGGGAAGTTCCGCCACCAACTTTGTGGGCAATCTGCTCTGCCAAATTGGCTTTCGACTTGTTGTGCTGCTTCAGAGTATCCATCGTCATACCTGAGCGCATTCCATCCTTTGCCATTGGTGTTAAAAGAAGTCCTGAACATGCCTTTGCCGTCAATCCTTTCCCCATTTGACTGTTCGCATTGTATTTTGTTTTCCACTTTGTGCCCTCCGAAGCATTGGGTGTTGGAAGAAGTTGCATCTTTGCAGCCTTTGCCAATGTTGGTCGTTCTGTTGCATCTTTGCTCAAAGATTTGTTTATCCTTCCTGTCCCTTTGTCTATTGCTGTTGGTGTCGGCAGTAAAAAAAGATTGAGAAACTCCGTTTTTCCCTCCTTGTTGCAAATCTTCAGCCCCTGTGTCTGTACGGTGGGCAACAATCCATACCCTATCTCTTCTGTGGGGTGCTCCGACGGCACAAGCCGGAATAACAAACGGTTGGACGGAATAACCTGCTCGCTCAAGGTCTTCACAGATGACTTCAATTGTGAATTTCTGTTCCTTTCGGTATATGAAATTCTCGTCGAACAAATCGTCTGTACGTCCCATCTTAGTCTCTTTGCTGGGCTGTACCATTGAGAGGATTCCATTAACGTTTTCACCAACAACCCAAGTGGGCTGAATTTGCCGTATCGCTCGTAACATTTCGCCCCAGAGGTAGCGGTTATCTTCCGCTCCTTTTCGCTTTCCTGCAACACTGAATGGTTGGCAAGGAAATCCTCCTGTGAGAACATCAATGCGTCCTCTCCATTCCGAAAAATCTGTTTTTGTAATATCTTCATAAGAAATACTGTTTGGAAACCAATACTCTAAAACTTTCCGCTGAAACTCTTGTATTTCGCAATGAAATACATTAGTCCACCCCAACCACGAGGCAGCGAGTTCTGCTCCACCGATACCAGAAAAGAGTGATGCGTGAGTATATGTCATATTCTTTTTTTTAATATCTGAATTTAGTAAAATGAATAATTGCCATTGGCTTTATTACATCAGCCAAGCAGAACCAGTGATACCAGTCTGAAAAAGATAGACCATCGTTATTTGCCAAATCTCTTAAATCAACCAACTGGCAACTATCTACTTTTGCAGGGTGCATAAAATCGAATATATCCAATTGCTGTACGCCTATGCCATTCTCGGCAGTAAGCCGTGCGATTTCCACCTGTTTACTGCGATAAGGTTTCCCCGTCCATTGGCGGACGGATAGCACGGCACGTCCCTCCTGCGCTTCCTTGATGCGTTTCTCCCATAGTGGGTGATTCACCCGTATAGTGTGTATCTTCTCTCCGTTTAGGAACTTTTCTTTGAAGTTCGTTTCTTCCCCTGCTCGCTTGTGCGTTGTAAGGAAATGTTTTGATATTGTGATTACGTATGTTTTCATATTGTTTCCCTGCTCATTATTTTTTTATATATTGTTATTATCTGTCTGTTTTAAAATGGCTCATCACTATCTTTCATCGGAGGGAAAGGGAATGCCTGTTCTGTAGGTGTGATTGGAGCTGCAGGAGGCGTTTCCTGTTCCTTTGTAGGAGCAGCTTCTTCGGTAAATGTTCTACGGAAGTCGATGTTATACAATTCCATAAACTTATCGTAGTCGATGATAATTGCGCTGGTAGAAGTACTTCTTGGTTTGCGTACTTTGACAACTGTTTCCTGATCATCGTTTCTTGGAACCTCAATTGTTTCTTCCCATGTAAAGCGGCGCGAAGGAACAGTGCCAATATAAGAGGGGTGGCTTCGTAGATTCTGCTCCAGTGTGGAGAGTGTGCTTCCTTCTGTATTGTATCCTCCACGGTCGAAGATTGCGAAAATGGCACTCAAGCGTAAGAATAGAACGTTGGTACCTGGTTCGAAGGTGAAGGTATGTTTATCTCCACGAGAGTCTTTACCTGTAACATTCTTCGGTTGCTCAATGAGGAACTCGCGACCTTCAACAACCTGCTTGGTATCTATCATGTTGTTTACAGCTGTAAAGAACATAGCCAGCTTATCAGTGCTGCGAATAAGTGAGAGTTGAAACTTAATCTTTTCCTGTGCTATCTTAAAAAAATCGGCATAAGAAAAAGGAAGCTGCAGGTTGGAATATTGCTCAATGAGCTTCACAGTTCCCAAGAATAAGGAGGCAGTCTTCATCAGACGGTCCATTTCGCCTGAGTTGATAACATCTTGTTTCAACTCATTGTATGCTTCCTGCTTTAATTGTCGGAAGTGGTCCATAAACATAGGTCGTAGCTCCAATATCTGCAGGAGGACATTTGATAATCCTACTTTGTTGGGGTCTTCTATGTTTTTGAGTTCCTCAAATATTCGCACTTCCTCTGGAGTTCTGTTGCGAGGTTTCGGAACTTCACATACGATGACACGGCTCATCAGAGCATTGTCGTCGCGCTGTGGCGTTTCCTGCCCACATATAATGACGGGGGCGAACACTTTATCGTTTTCGATTTCCCTTCCTGATGTACCTCTTCTCTTCTGCTTACCATCGCCGTCGTAAACGATACCTTTCAAAGCTTGAAATTTCGTATCGCTTATATCCTTGTTATTGTATTCATCGAGCACTACCGGAACGTCCTTGAATGTTCCCATAATGGTGGACATCGCGGCGTCTGTACCCGTATTCAGATTGAAAATTGGAATATTTGGTGATATGAATAAAGAACGAATTGAAATTGCTATCTGCGTTTTACCCGATGACATAGGACCCATAAAAAACGGAGCAGTGAATAAACGGTCGATACAGTGTATGTTGCTTCGGAAGGCACACATAATGGCAAATATGATAGCCCATTTTCCATTATCATTGATTTTATACACCTGATCCATTAAGGAAGCCCATTTCTCAAATGACACCCTTTTGTCTGCAGGCACTTCTTTATATACCAGCTGGCTTATGAGTTCGTATTTGTCTGATTGTTTTCCGCTGCCTGCGTAAATTGTAGAGAAAGCAGGCAGGTAGTAGTTCTTCTTATTGTGAGTAACGACACCCAGTTCATTGACTGGGTCAAATCTCCATTGGTCATCGACATTGTGGAATATGCCATTCGCAAAGGAAAAGAATTGTTCATCGGTCTTTCTGCTCATACCCTCGCTCTGTTGGTTCCCATAAGTTTTAACTTCCGAACACATTACGAAATGCCTACTCATATATGTCTTGATGGCTTTCCATTGCCATTCTTCACCGTTGAAGTTTACGGCTTCATAGTTGATAAGCACCTCCTCTATCGATGACATCTTCAGCATTGCCTTTGAGGGTATCTCTATGTAAATGGGTGTGTCGTAGTAGCGGCGGTTGATACGCAGAACGCGTTTATTCTGCTCAAAATCATCAGAGAAAATGTGCAGCAATGGTGTCATAAAGAAGTCGGCTACCTGTGTCATGCCGTTGCCGTTCTTATTTCGGAACATATAGCATACAGGTTCACTCTTTTTATTAAGGCGAGGGTAATAGTTACATTCTCGCCACATCTTACGGTACTCCTCATTCTCTTTAACGTAATCGGGAGGTTCGTTTACATCAAATTCTTCATCTGCAAGGTTATCGTTCAGTTGGTTTACTTTTAGCGTTGATTTACGCTTTTGGACAAACGGCTTTCGGATTTCGTCGAAATCACCCTTACTGAGCTGCAGGGCAGAACAGTAGTCTTTCCGCTTTATAGTAACAATGCTCTCTTCCACATAAGAAGTGAGCTCGATGCATCTTTTTATAAGAGGGGCTTTATCGCCCAAATATTCTCTTAGGAAAGGTGCATGCAGCGCAATATAATAATCTACAAATGAACCTGTAGCATCATTATGAGTGATTTGTATGTTGATGCCAGAGCGAAACATCTCTGCCAACGTGTGTAGGTAATCACTCTCCTCACCATCTGCATTGATACTGCAACCTGTCTCCGAAGTAATAAAGTAACAATACACACGGCGGAGCTCCTGAATGTCATTGTTCAGTGGACGACCTGCCACATATACGATAGGTTCTTCTCCATATTGGTCGAGGAAGTCCTGCATCACCGATGTCAGAATAGCAGGGCTGTCTTTCTTTATGTTTTCTTTCAATGAATCTATACCGAAAAGTCCTGCTTGCATTTTTGATTTAGGCAGTGTTTCTTTTATCTTCAGGCGGAGATTCCGTACACTTTCCTCGATGATGTTGAATTTAGTTTTGAACTCCTTGGTAACAGATTTCATATACTCAAGACGAAGAGCTGCATCCTGAACACAAGCAATGAGTGAACATATTGTATTCAACCCGTTGCTGATGATTGTTTCGTCCTTGCAGCCGTGCGGTATTATCATCTTCTTAAAGGCTGTTGGAAACGATTCCGTCAACCCGTGCAGCTTTACTTTGGTCCCGGCACCATTCTCTTTCGCAAATTCGTCGGGGTCTGTTCCTTTCGGAAGACGGATACACTTCACCTTTGCTCCGGCTTTCAATAGAAGTTCGCAGTTCTTCAGCGATGCTTTCACTCCTGCTGCATCTGCATCATAGACCATTACGATGTAATCTGTAAAGCGTAGCAGCAGTTTTACCTGCTCATCGGTGAATGCGGTACCACTGCCACCGATAACATTTTCTACACCTACCTTGTGCAGGGACATCACATCGAACTGTCCCTCTACAAGGTAAACAAATCCTTGTTTTCCGATGGACTGTCGGGCTTGGTATAGTCCGAAGATATGCTTGCCTTTTGTAAATAAAGGTGTTTCGCTGGTGTTTACGTATTTCCCGACACCATCTTTAGGTGTGATGATCCTTCCTGAAAAGCCTATGACATGCCCCTGCATGTCATAGAATGGGAACATCAACCTATCTCTGAACCTGTCATAGGTGCGCCCTTCATTATTGCCCACCACGTCTACATCTTGCAACATCTGCAGGGAGTATCCAGCTTTGGTGAGTTCTGACATCGCCACATTCCCCATAGGTGCATACCCGACACCAAAATCGGTTAAAGCCTTATCAGAAATATGGTATCCGCGCGTAGCAAGGAAACTCTCCGCCTGCTGCAAATTTTTCTGAAAGAATTTTGCTGCAGCTTCTATTGCAATTCGCTGTGCTGCCTTCTGCTTGTAGCGCATTTCTTCTTCCGGATTCATTTCCTTTTCGGGGAATTCTAATCCGGCTTGAGTAGCACACCAACGAAGAGCTGACATAAAATCCATATTCAGGTGGTGCTGAATAAAGGCTATGACATCTCCGCTCGCTCCACAAACAAAACAATGATAGGTCTGCCTTGACGGGCTAACCATCATAGAGGGAGTATGGTCGTCATGAAATGGGCATACACCTTTATAGTTCACACCTGCTTTATGTAAATGTGTAAAAGATTCAATAACATCTACTATATTTAGCGCAGATTTTACTTTATCTATGAAATTCTTATCTATCATTTTTTCAAATCTTCTTCTGTAAACAACTCCAGCTGTCGACTTTCGATACTTTCCGTTATGGATACACCCAGATATTCTGCTACGGATGCATATTCCTTGCCTGTAATAGGCTTTCGTCCAAAATATAAATCCCAGTATCGACGTTGTCCAATACCCGTCTCATTGTAAAAGAGTCTTGTAGGGGCAAAGTCTTCGGGATGGCGAAATTTTATCTTAAGCAGTGCTATCAATAAATTTCGCTTTACCAACTGACCTGTTGTCAATTTACGGCGCAATACGTAAAGTCTGACAGACATAGGACTACGCTCCAAGTGTTTCCCCATATCTTCAAACGACATTTTTCCAAGGTTTTGCCTTACAAACTCATCGTCTTGGGAGTTCCATCTTCTGTTGCCCTTCTTTCCCATGTCGTGTGATGCTATTGAATTGGTGGTCAAAACTTAATATCGCAACGTTGTCCGCAGGATGTATACGACCCAAATTTAATTGTGCATATACCCTGAGAGACTCTCTTAGTAGGAATAATTCCCTTTCGGTTAAATCATTGATGGAGTATTTACCCCAACTGTCTTTGTCGATGTACATGGTCTTTTTAAACTAATTCTCATTTTTTCAGTAAATACTCTTCTTAGCTTCTTTCGAAGTATTGGAGAAATATTGAATGGACGGTTTTGGTTATTTTTGTAATAAACACGACAGGTGATAGTCTTAATGCCAGACTTTCGCTTAAAGGCTTTCCTTACTCTTCTTATACTGGTCATAGTTGCTTGATATTAAGGTCAAATTTCATCTCTCTCTTGAGAGGTATACCAATAACACTGTGGAATTTTCCATCTTCTTTTTGTGTAAGGAAAATGTCTTTCTCATCTTCTTTTTTATAAGAATAAGCTCGACCATATTCGTCCCATACAATATGTAGGTCGCCTTTATGTCCGTTTACCTGCCTGACGTATGAATGTCTTAACTTCATCTCGTCAATTACAATATCACTACCAAGAGCATCTATAGCTTCTTCAAATTCTTTTACTTTCATAGTTTCTTCTTAGATTGACATTTTTTTATATTGCTGTATTGTACATACTCTTTGAGTTTTAAGCAATACAGCCCATTAATACAATTACGGTGGAACTTACAGTTCCTACACTCATCACACATTGGGGAAGAGTTCTTTTTCGGATTTTCGCAAATAATCCGCAATGACCTTTCTTTTCAGAGGGTCTGGCATAAAGTCGCCTCGTAACCATCTGTACACTGTCGAATTCGATACTCGACAAATCTTCGCCAAATCCATAATGGTTTGTTCTCTTTCATTTGGCAAAGAATTTACATAATCTTTAAATTCCATATTTGATGTTTTTTTTAAGTTTTATTGCTACTTCAAATATTTTTTACTATTTTCGTAGCGCATAAATTATTACGTAGCGCAAAGATGCAACATATTTTTGGAATACACAAACATTTGAGTGATTATTTCACTCATTTAAATGAATTTAAATTTTAAAGCAGGGCTCATGGAAAAAGAAACTATAAACGATCGAGTTCGCTATATTATTGAAAAAGAGGGACATACTATCAGCTCTTTTGCAAGAAAAATAGACATTGGCGATCAAACTATCAGAAGTATCGCCAAAGACAGGAATAAACCAAGTTATGAACTCATCGTGAAGATTATAGAGAGCTTCGAATGGATTGATGCTAATTGGCTTGTTATGGGAGAAAAAAGTGAGATTGATACAGATAAGAAAAAACTCTACTCAGTAATTTCCACACAACAAAAGACTATAGATAGTCAGCAAAAAACAATTGATAGGCTAACAGCAAAACTCGTACAAGAGTTGTCTGAAGAGCCTTCTAAAAAAGTGGCAAATGTCGGATAA